ATACTTACATTATTATACCTCATTCGTATAACCTGTAACACTATTTTTAAGCTTATTTTTTCTATCAAGAAAGTAGATTTTGCATGGCGTTTAGTCATGTCTGCTAAGAGAAGAAATGATACAGCAGAAGATTTAATAGATGATATTATAGGAATGTGTAGCGTTAGGGTAGAGTGGAGTAAAGAGAACACAGACAGACAAATAGAGGATATTAAGAGAGTGCTTAACCGTATCCTTGCTAAACAAGTTGAGCAGATGAAGAGATATGAGGAGAAATGAAGATGGCTAAAGGGAACTTAAAAAGAAGGGCGGCAAATTTTAAACTAAGGATTATAGCGGATCTCACTGAAGAAAACGCAAGGCTTGAAGACTTAATATACGACATTCTCACAGAGATACCAGAGACTTACTTAACTGGATATAGTGATTGGGGAGATGAATTAAAAAGGCTAGAGCAGGAAGAATTATTAAAAGCTAACAAGGAGAATTGAAGAGATGAATTTGGGATATAACCCTTACAAGACGATTCTTAAAAAGCCAGGTTTACTTTCTAAAGAAGTGAGCCTATAATTAGAACTGAGATACTTCATGATGGTCCCAGGGCAGGCGTTGAATAGCTATCAACGTCCTCAAGGTTTCTCCCTTTTCCGGCCCTGGGACATTTTTTATTTTAAAGGGGTAAAAAAGAGGAGATATTTATGAGCAACTTTGCTCTGACTGACTTGGAGTTCTTCCAAAGAATCCTAGGACGTATAGAAGCATTCATTGGGAGAAGTTTCGACGAGGAAGAAGCCGAGGCCATAATCGGTTTGTTGAGAGAAACTTATTCATCCTACCCGTCCGAACACTTCAACAACCTTAATGCCATCATACAATTAAGATCAAGGAGCGCCAGTTATGCAGTACCTGCCTCGGCTTTCTTGGTTAAAGGATACAATCAATTTAATCTAGAGAACGAGTTTAAAGGCAATTATTAATGATCAAAGAAATCTGGTTTGGAAATAAAGTCGGGGCTGTCAAGAACATCGCTCCAAGAAAGATAACGTTTGAACAATTTACTACTGACCTACTAACAAAGCTCGAAGTCATACCGATGACCTCCCGAGAATTTCATGACCTCCAAAAGGTAGAGCAGTCACCAATAAAAGATGGTCGGTACTTCTGCGGGACAAGCTTCATAGCTCCTTCACGCCGAGATACCAATTGCGGGATGATCCAGTTAGTCTGTATAGATATTGACGATGAGAAGAATTACAAGACTGCTCAGCAGAACCTGGACGCACTCTCTCCTTTTAACTGGTTCACTTATACAACTATGAGCAGCAAGCCAGGAGCCAGGCGATGCCGGATAGTGGTAGATGCAGACGGAGAGATGCCGGCAGATTACTATCCTAGGGCTGTGGCAACGATAGGCGATTTACTAGGCATAAAAGTCACGACTGAGAGCTTTACATTAAGTCAGCCCATGTTCTGTCCCAAGGTCTGTAAGGACATTGAACTATACCACGATAAGAACGTTGGCCGACCATTCACTGAGGATGATATAAATTTTGACCTGCCAGTGTCAGGAAAGATGACCCAGGAGGACGCTCAAGACCTTGGAGACTTGATGTTCCTTGAAAGCCCCATAGATATAGCGACGGAGGAGGTCCAAGAGGCTCTGAACCATATAGACTCTGACTGTAGTTTAAAGGAGTGGATCCGTATAGCAGGAGCTATCAAGCACCAATATCAGGCAGACGATGAAGAGGCGTTTCGGGTATTTGTAGAATGGTCCATGAACGGCAGCAAGTTTCAAGGCGAGGACGATTGCCGTAAGACATGGAAAACGTTGAGAGCCAATCCAGATAAGAAACCAGCTACAATCAGAACGGTCCTACATCTAGCCAAGGAAGCGGGATGGGTCCGAGAAAGCAGGACTGACGACGCCTACCAGGAGATCCGAGCCCAGATAGAAACCTCCTCAACACATCACCAATTATGTAAAGAGATACCTGCCCAGATGCGATCAACTCGGTTTCCTGTTGAAGACTTCGAAGCCTTATGTAGCATGCTCCGGAAGAAGATAAACCAGGCATGCGATTTCACCTTCCCTATACAGAAGCTCAGGAATATCTGCAAATACGTGGAAGAGGAATCTATATACGAAGGCCAGGACGGTCGACTGGTGAACAGTAACCAGGAGACGCCAGAGTGGTGTAAAGAGTTCTATTACCTAAACTTGAATGGTGAGTTCTATAATTTCAAGAACAGTACTCATTACACCCCTTCCAGTGTCGATTTCATGTTCAGTAGGTACTTGCTGACTAAAGCAGATATCACAGACAATAACGCCAAACCGAGCATCCGTCCTGTCGACTACCTGACTAACGTGGTTCAGATCGGGATGCACCATTCAACAGGATATCACCCAGCCAAGGACAAGATATTCAAGTATAGAGGCAAGAGCTTCATAAATACTTATAAAGATACTCGCATGTCTATGAAATGTAAAGACAAGGACTATGAGTTCGTCAAGAAGATCATAACTCTACACGTCAATACCTTATACGGAGAGGAGAATGCAGAGTACGGCAAGACCTTGTTAGACTACCTATCGTTCTGCGTTCAGAACCCTGGCTTCAAGATCACCTGGGCCTTCCTCTTACAGGGAACATATGGCAACGGTAAATCGTTCCTCCAGAGGCTTATGAGTATGGCCCTGGGATATCAGAACGTGTCGTCAATAGATGCCAGCGTACTGAACCAAGAGTGGACAGGGTTTGCCGAGGGCTCCATGATGCTGTTCATCGAAGAGATGCGGCTATACGACCGCAGAGAGCACGCAGTCATGGGTAGGCTGAAAACGATAACTTCCAACGAAGATATATCGATCAGTGAGAAATACATGAAACTGAAGCACATCCCAAACGTGACAAACTATATCCTGTTCACTAATGAGAAGGGAGCCATCCATATCAACGAGGGAGACCGCAGATATTACATCAGTTGTACTCAGCAGCAGACCAAGCAAGATGTAGACGAGCAGATGCCAGATACCTATTTTGAAGAGCTATTCAAGGTCCTGAAATACCCAGAGGCGGTGAGGAAGTTCTTCATGGAATATGAGATACGCCCTTCGTTCAATCCTAAAGGCCGTGCACCTGCTACAGAACATAAGAAGCTGTTCGTTGAGAACTCTAAGAGCGAGTTAGAGATAGCTATCAAAATGGTCCTTGAAGACTTTGAGCAGGATGAAGTTGTAAGTTCTACCGACTTGTTCCATTTACTGGCCCTGGACCCAGATAATAGTTGGGGAGACTTGCGACTGAATAATGTCAAGCTTCGCAAGGCTCTTATCAAGATGAACTTCATACCTGCTTGCGACGGTAAGAGGATCAAGATAGGAGATAAGAAGCATACTCTATGGCTATCGCCACACGCTGGACCAGGAGCCTGTGAAGACCCTAAATCCTACTTTGAGAATAAGGGAGAAGAGCTGTGAAAAGGAGACAAGTATTTTACAAGGCCAACGTCTTTGATGACTCCGAGACCGAGGAAGAGATAGTCAAAGTAGAGATGGATAAATATACGGTCACTTCATATAGGAAGAGCTATGCCTGGCCCGATAAGAAAAGGTATTTTCTTCACATGCATCTTAAGTGTAATACCGACCGAAAGGGGAACGTCATAGCTGCAAAGACTCCTTCCTGGGCCATCCGAGAGGTCCGTTTAGGGAAAGGAGAGAGGCACGAATATAGTAAGACGAAATTGGCAGCTTACCGGAAAGAACTTGCAGCCTTGAGAAAGAACCGGAAAATTGAGTACTGTAAATGGTTTGAAACTATAGAGAGCTACGAAAAGGCAGAGAGAATCTTGAAGTCTCTCATAACCAGGTTCTCAAGGAAAACCACTAAATAATTAAGAAACTTTAACTTTTTCCGTTAAAAGGGCTTTACTTATTCCGTAAACCGCTTTATAATCTAAATATCAATCAATCAGAATATAGGTCACGCTATGAAGAATCCGAAACACCGTCAGCCTCGTTATACAGATGCAGAGATACCGCCAATCCTTTGGCACGTTTTAGGATTCACTATATTCTTTTTAACATTCTCAATCATAAAATAACAACAAACAAAAAGGAGAGACGATATGTCTTTAGAAAACGAACTGAAAAAGAACACCGAAGCAGTCAACAGACTTTGCGATCTGATGGAACGCTTCAAGCCAAACGCTGCAACAGAAGCTCCTCAGCCTGAAACTAAACAGGAGAAGAAGGAAGCTCCTAAGCAAGAAAAGAAAACAGAAGCTCCTAAAGAGGAGAAGAAGGAAACTCCTAAAAAGCCGACTGTCACTCTTGCTCAACTTCAAGCTGTTGCTAAGAAGCTCATCACGGCAGGAGCAGAACCAAAGGCCAAGGCCAAAGCTGCTATCGAAGCAATCGCTGGAGAGGGCGAGAAGATATCCGGTCTCCCTAAGAGAGACGATGCGGCTGAAGTTATGCCGAAGGTCTTTGCAGAGCTTGAGAAGCTTGCTTCAGAACTTCCTGAAGAGGACGACCTCTAATCATGGGACATGCTCGCCTATCACCTTCTGATTCTCCAAGATGGATGAACTGTCCAGGGGCTATCGCTCTCTGTAAGACTATCCAAGAGGAAGAGAAGTATAACGTCTATGCCGAAGAGGGCACAGCGGCTCATGATTTGGGCGAGCTCGTCCTTGACGACATTGATAAGACTGCCGAGGATTTCAGGGGCCACGTCCTGAACCCTCATCCAGAACATCGCCCTGAAGGTTTCGTTGTAGATGATGAGATGATTAGACATATAAACACTTATGCTGAATATGTCTATAGTCAAATCGATATCCATAACGATTACCTGGAGATAGAGAAACGGGTAGCCCTGTTCTATTCTCCTGGCGAGACTGGAACGTCTGACGTTGTAGCGGTCAATGCCGAGACTAAGACTCTACATATCATAGACCTGAAGTATGGCCAGGGCGTCAAGGTTTTCGCCAAAGGGAATACTCAGTTCTTAATCTATGCCAAGTCGGCTTTAGACGAGATCTTAGATGACGGACTGTATGAGATAGAGTACGTCGTTGTACATGTAGTTCAGCCTCGTATGAACCATATAGAGGATTATACCTATACTGTAGATCAAGTCAACGAGTTCGCTGACAAAGTCGTAGAGGTAGTCAAAGAGATTGACGAAGGTACGGAAGTCCTGGTACCAGGAGAAAAGCAATGTCGTTGGTGCCCTGCCAGCGGATTGTGCAAGGCCCAGGCCCAGCAGTACCTAGAACAAGTATCCAAGGACTTTGAGGACTTAGATAAGCCTCCTTGCGATACTCGTCTCCTCTCTATAGAGGAACTATCTGAAGTATTGAAAAGTAAAAAGGAGATCAGTAAATGGTTGGACGCAGTTGAAGCTATCTGTTTTGACCGTCTAGAAAAGGGGCTCGACGTCCCAGGATTTAAACGAGTAGAAGGTAGAGCGAATCGTCGTTGGAGAGACGAAGATGAGACTGCCAAGTGGCTCAAGAACCGCTTGAAGATTGATCAGATTTTCACAAAGAAAATTATCAGTCCGGCTCAAGCAGAAAAAGAATTAAAAGGTATGTCGACGAGGAGTCTGAATGCCTTTAGAGAGTTAGTGGAAAAGCCTCCAGGGAAACCGTCAATAGCTCCTGAGAGCGACCCACGACCTCCTATCACAAACTTAGTAGAAGAATTCGAAGACCTAACAGAGGAACTGTAATATGAAAAAAGGTACAACTGTAAAACTTAACAACGTAAGGTTATCTTTCCCAAAGCTTCATAAGCCTGAGGCATTTGGAGGGGGAGAACCTAAGTACTCAGCCAGTTTCCTTCTTGATCCAGAGAGCGATACTGGCAAGCAGAACATCAAGCTCTTTAAGCAAGCTCTAGATGAGGCCTGTAAAGCTAAATGGGGTGACGATAAAGGCAAGTGGCCCAAATTCAAGCAAGACCATAAGTGCTTTAGAGACGGCAACGACTTTGAGTATGACGGCTATGCAGATATGAAAGTCATAAGCTCTTCAGAAAGAAAGCCTCCTATGCTCTTGAATCGTGACAAGACTCCCCTTAATGAGGCGGAATGTATGCAGCGCGATGTCCTTGAAGCTGGTGACTACGTCAATGCTGTAATCAATATTTGGTGTTATGATACCAAGACTGAAGAAGGCATGCCAGTCAAAGGGTATGGGGCCAACCTTAGGGCGGTCCAGTTCATAGAAGTCGGTGAGCGTTTCGGAGGCGGGGAGCCTATTGATGGAGACGAATGGTTCGACGACATCGATGACGGTGGCGAAGAAGACGAACTTTAATGATCTGTCATCTGGAAGTAAATACAACTAACTGGCTTTTGGCCATAACGATGTTATTTAACGGGCTTCCAGATGACTTTAACAGAGAGTAGCTCAATAGGTAGAGCACTCCCGTTGTTGGGAGCTGGCACAAGGACTGATCATCCATTGGTAAGGCCAGGTTTGAGGCTGATCACTCAAACTGGATGCAGGTTCGAGTCCTGCCTCTCTGATTTTAAGACCCGCGCTGGTGCATTAGTAATAAAATGAAACTCTTGCTTTGTAGGTATAGGCCTCAAGCCTCTAAGACAGACGGAATTAAAAGGGAGGTTCGATTCCCTCTCGGGCCATTTAATTTAAGGAGAAACGATGAAAGAATTACATATAGACTACGAGACATTCTCGAAGACTGATATCAAATCTAGAGGAGCTTACAAATATTCTGAATGCTCTTCTACTGAGGTACTAATGCTCGGCTGGGCTCTAGATGATGAAGAGCCTCAACTCTGGATCAACTCTAAAGGTTGGCCAGGAGAGCCAGAAGACCTAGAGCCTCCATATATCGTTTCTCCTGATATACCTTATGAGCTTATGGAGCACCTAGAAGATCCAGAAGTTTTAGTATGGGCTCATAATGTAGGTTTTGAGAAGGCTATATCAGACAACGTACTTCTTAGAGATTACCCGTTCTTGGACCTGATAGATTCTGGAAGATATAGATGTACTGCAGCCTTGTCTCGTTCACTGGCATTACATGGTGATCTTGAAGGAGCAGCCATAGACTTAGAGTTACAGGAAAAGAAAGATCCTGAAGGCAAACGTCTAATCCGTAAATTCTCACTACCTAGAAAGCCGACTAAGAATGACGACAGAACTAGGCTCTATGGATGGATGGAAGATTGTAAAGAAGACTTTATCAAGTTTTGTGACTACTGTATCCAGGACGTGAAGACCGAGAGAGCTATACACTCTAGACTCAAGAGATACGAATTTAAAGATGAAGAGTTAGAAATATTCAAACTCGATACCGCCATGAACAGTCTCGGGGTGCCTATAGATACTCATGCCGTCCGTAAGGGCCTGGCGCTCGTCGGTGAATACTCTAAGATAGAGACGGAGAAGTTCCGTGAGATGTCAGGAGGGATAAATCCTACTCAACGTGACAAGGCCATGATGGCTATAAACGACTTGATGCCTGAGGGCATAGAAAGATTAGAGAATCTACAAGCAGGAGCTATCGATGCATGGCTGAAAGCATATCCTCATTTAGAGGGTCAGCAGTGCTTTGATATGTTGAAGATAAGACGAAGCCTAGGGAGGAGTTCTACAAAGAAACTGCAAGCTATGTTAAATACGGCTGGAAAGGGGGATAGAGTTCGCGGTTCCTTATTATTCCATGGTGCTACTACAGGACGATGGGCCGGACGCCTTATCCAGCCTCAGAATCTCCCCAGGCCAGTCATCAAGAATACCTTAGAAGCTTTAGACGCAACCCTCACTATGGATTTAGAGGACGTTGAGTTCTTATACGGCGATCCGATGGCTGTCGTATCGTCTGTGATCCGTCACTATATAGCGGCTCCTAAAGGCCAGGACTTAATGGTGGCTGACTATTCAGCTATTGAGGCTCGGATACTCTGTTGGGTGGCTGGTGAGAAAGATGCCGTGAGGATGTTCCAGAGAGAAGTTGATGCCCGCAGAGAGTTCCAGGACGGTAAGATATCGGGAGAGGAATATAAGGAGATTAAGCGTCTCTCAGACCTTTATATAGATATGGCTGCTTTAGTATACGATAAACCTTCTCACCTTATCACAGATGGCGAGAGGGCTCTAGGCAAGGCGATTATCCTAGGTTGCGGATACCAGATGTGGCATACAACTTTTTATGAGACCTGTCTAGCATGGGGTATGAAGATCGACCCTAAGTTGGCAGAACGTTCAGTGAAGGTATATCGGAGCAAATATCCTAAGATTGCAGCATTATGGCCCTCCATGGAAAAGGCAGCTATCCAAGCAGTCTTGAAACCAGGAGAAGTATACCCTTGCGCCAAGTTTAAATTTCTAGTAGATGACGGCTTCATGTTCATGAGATTGCCGTCTGGACGAAAGCTGGCATATCCTCGTCCTGAGATTAAGATGGTCTCTAAGTACGGTAAGAAGGTTCCTCAGTTGAACTTCTATGGTAAGGGTGACAGTACTGTTTTCTGGGGCCATAAGTCCACGTATGGCGGCAAGCTTACTGAGAACAGTATCCAGGCGGTAGCTCGTGATGTTATGGGTAACGGGATGGTACAGGCCAACCAGGCCGGATATAACGTCTTCACCTCTATCCATGATGAAGCTCCCGCCATAGTCAAGGAAGGATGGGGTTCTGTAAAAGAATACGAAAGATTACTATGTAAACAACCAGCCTGGGCTGACGGCATTCCGCTGGCTGCCGAAGGCTATAGAGCAAAGAGGTATAGGAAATGAGTGATACTCGGGTGGAAATCACCAACTTTGAAAAAGTCATGATCCGTAAATTGAATGACTGTACTGACTTAAGTCACTGGGAAGCTGAGTTTATAGCCAGCTTAGAGAGACAAGGTCATATGTCGACGGCCCAAGAAGATAAACTCCATGAGATATACGATAGGAGGTTCTTATGATTAAGGAGATAGCCAGGAAGATTTACCGGAACGAGATCACCAAAGAAGACTACAGGGCTTCCATCCGTAAAGAGGTCTTGAGATATAAGATCGGCAAGTCTTGTAAATGTACCTCTCCTCATTGGGTCCGTTTGAAAGAAGCTCCTAAAGAAGGAACTGGGAAAGGGGAAGCTTTCTGTATCGGTTGTACTGCTAGATGGAAGACTCGAGCGAAGTTCTTAAATGAAGTTAAGGATATGGATGAGATATCTGACATCAGGTTCCACGAATATTTGAACTCCATCTGTAGAACTTGCGAAGGGCATGGGAAAGTCAAGCGTCACGGAAGTAAGAAGAACAAGAGGACTATGTCATGCAGCAAGTGTTCAGGATCTGGCGAGAAGTCTGAAAAGTTTGAGTGGCCTGCCGAGTTCGGACCTCGTGAAAAGAAAGAATTTAGATTGGCTCTCCGAAGAGCCAAGAAGAAAGGGATTAAACAAGGAACTCCTGAGTTCAATAGGATACTGAGGAACCGAGGGTTCGTACCAAAGAAGGAGAATGAAGATGAACAAGCTACCTGATTGGCTGAAAGCTGAGATTAACAAGATCTCTTCTGAAGTTTTTACTAAAGACATAGAGAGATTAGAGAAAGAGAACCAGGGCAATTGCCTGGCGTTGGTTAAGAAACTAGGAACGTTCTCTAAGAAAGAACTTATCATATTACTATGGAAAGAAGTTCAACGTGAATATCCCAGATCCTTCGTCCTGGATAAAGTGCACGCCAGGTTATGTAAACTGATTAGATTAGAACAACGTGGCGAGCTCTTAGCATGCTTGAAAAAGAGTTAGAAGAAAAGATACGTAAGTATGTAAAAAGTAAAGGCGGGCTCTTCTGGAAATTCGTTTCTCCAGGAACCAGAGGAGTCCCCGACCGTTTATGTATATTGCCCCAAGTAGCTCCTTTCTTTATGGAGATTAAGAAGCCAGGAGAAAAGCTACGTCCAGAGCAAGTACGAACTAATTGTAAACTGTCAGACAGAGGAGCCCGAGTCTTCGCTGTAGACAATCTTGAACTTGCTAAGAGGATTATAGATGAGCTTGGTACCGCATGACTATCAACAGGAGGGGATAGACTTCATAAGAGAAAACGACGAGGTCATGGTATGGGGAGACTGTGGAGTAGGGAAGACGATAATCTGCCTCAGTTCTATAGTAGAAGCCCTCACTGATTTCAGCATAAACGCAGTCTTGATAGTAGCTCCTTTCCGAGTGGCCCGAATTACCTGGCCTTTAGAGATAGAAGAGTGGCCCGAGTTCTCTTGGATGAAATATACCTTATTACATGGGGACCGTAAGGATGATCTCCTGAAGCCAGGTTCCCAAATATACTTGATTAATTATGAAGGGCTCTTATGGCTAGAGAAACGCCTCAAGGCCCTTAACCCGAAAGACTGGCCCTTTGATGCCATAATCTGGGACGAGGTCACTATGATGAAGAACCACTCCTCTAAGAGGTTCAAGCTCTGGAAGAAGTTCATCCGGTTCTTTAACAAGCGCATAGGGCTTACTGGAACGCCTGTCTCTAACGGTTATATGGAGTTATGGGCCCAATACTTCACTATAGATATGGGAGAGGCCTTAGGGAAGACTTTCACGTCCTACAAGAACAGGTTTTTCTACCAGGCTGATTACCAAGGATATGATTTCAAACTGAATCACGGAGCCAAAGAGATAATTCACGACCTGGTGGCAAAGAAGACTCTCAGGATATCTGCCAAGGAACATCTAGACATGCCACCTCTGAGTTTCAACGATATAGAACTGGCCCTCGATAAAGACCTCCGAAAGCAATACGAGTTCTTAGAGAAGAACTTGTTCGTGGAGATAGACAAAGGAGTGGAAGTCGAGGCCGTGACTGCAGCAGTATTGAGTAACAAATGCCTGCAGTTCGCCAGCGGATCTGTATATGTAGAAGATGACTTTGGGGAAAGGACGACAGAACATATACATGATATAAAGATCAATGCTATGAAGAAGCTGATGAAAACGGTCAAGGAACCTGTCTTAGTTGCCTATTCGTTTCAACATGAACAGAAGCTCTTAATGGAGGCCTTTCCAGACGCTGTGATATTCAAGTCAGGATTAAGTAGAGAAAAAGAATTACAGATCCAGAAGGACTGGAATGAAGGTAAGATCGATATGATGATCTGCCATCCTAAGTCGGTTGGTCATGGACTCAACTTACAGAAAGGATGCTGTGTCGGTATCTGGTATTCCCTCAACTGGTCTCTAGAACTATACAATCAATTTAATGCCAGGCTGTGGAGGCAGGGCCAAAAGAAGCCAGTTACCTTTCACAGATTCCTGGTTAAAGAGATCAACCTAAATCATGATAGATATTACGTTGAGGTAGAATAATGGAAATAGAAGTAAGAGGGAAGAGATTAAAGTTCTCTATGCCGGAAGATGAGAGAGTGACTAGGGAAGCCGGAACTCCATATTGGGAAGAATTCAAGACCAAATCTAGAGAGCCAGGGAGCGATTTCTATAAGAGGCTTTATTTCCAACAGAAGATAGCTGACATGTTAAAAGGGGAATATGATTCCTACATGGAGCCGATGGCTGGCCTGGGGATAATCGCTTCTATGTTTGAGTGTGATGATATGGAACTGAATGACTGGGATATGTATTGCCGTAGAGCTCTTAGAGACAATTTCCCTTATGCTCTTGTGACTCGCCAGGACATCAACGACTTCGAGCCTTTCCAGAGAGCTGATGTAACGTTCATAGACTTCAACAACTTCACAGTGAAACGGTTCGCCGATAATACTGATGGTCTCAAAGACCAGTTCATCAAGTTCCTGAATAATACAGATAAGTATTTCATCTTCAACGACAGCACTCCGTTCTACTTGAGGTATGGAAAGAAGTCTTACGAGAACGTTAGAAAGGTCATGAGAGTTAGAGAAGATGAGACTATGACGAGAATAGAAGACTACCCCCACCACTTGAGTTGGTTCCTTATGAGAGAAGTGGACAAGCCTCTGAAATGGGAGATAACGAACACCTTCTACTTTGGTGCAATGGCCTATCACATTATAGCAAAATCAGGTTTTATGAACTCTGGAATACAGATGCACCGAGTACCGGAAGATTACAAATCCCAGCTGGAATTTAAAATAATTTAATTTTTCTTTACTTTTTCCGTTAAAAGAGCTTTACTTAATCCGTTAAGAGGTGTATATTGCATTATTGAAACAAACGAAATAACGGAGAAACGAAAATGGAATATGCAGCTAACATCAAAGTCACAGTCCTAACAAGCAAGAAAGAAATCGTAGTAGAGATAGACAAACCTGGTAAAGTGTTTGTGACTATCATGGGAACTGAAAACTACGTGGCTTGCGAGAAATCACACCTCAGAAATTTGGTGAGTAACTGCGAAGACGGCCATTTCGAAATGAGAGTCTACGAAGACGGTTTCAAAATAGTAGAAGGCAATTATTAAAAACAATCCGGCCCTTCGGGGCCTCACCTCAATCAAACAAGGAGAAACGAAAATGACTGACGAAACCAAAACCTGCTCTCACTGCTCATCTAACAAACCTGTGGGTGAGTTCCACAAGGACAAGAACTCTAAAGACGGAAGGACTTCCTGGTGCAAAGTATGTACCAAGGGTTACATGAAAAGGTATACCGTTAAGAAGGAACTTCAGAAGGTAGAGATCGACGTTAAGGTTGATATGGCCTGGAGCCCAGAAGAAATGAGAGAGGAGTACTCTGAGGAGCTCTCAGAAGTGAACGCCATCGCCTATAAGACTTGTACAAAGTGCAACAGTATGAAACCTCTAAGTGAGTATCATAAGAACAAGAAGTCGAAAGACGGACATGCGACTCAGTGCAAAGAATGTAAGAACGCTGCTCGGAGGAAATAAATGAGCTGCGATTGGATATATCCGGTAGATCCTGAAAAGGACTATCGGCATACTCTCGAGGATCGTCTCTACGGCTTCATGGCCTGGGTAGAGGCGAACTATGATTCTAAGGACGTGATTCACCCAGTCTCCGTGGTGATGAACTCCCTGAAAGAACATACCTTCGAGAGTCGTGTTTGGGCAGCCTTCTTATGGGGGGCCTGCTATAACGTGATCGGACCATATACGATCCTGAACCAGTTCCCTGAACCTCCTAGAGGTGAAACTAAGTTCGCGGAGTTCAGCGATTGGTATAATTCAGAATTCGACCGTTTCAGAGTTGATACAGATTGCCGGTATCGAAAGTCTAAGATGATACCTTGTGTAGAATCATACGTCAGTTGGCTTGGCGCTTGGACAGATCAACAGAATCGTTTCATGTCTCTTTTACAAGAACCTGATCCAGTGAAGAGGTACCAAGGATTACATAAAGTCGCCATGTCTTGGAAATACTTCGGTCGGCTGAGCGTCTGGAATTACCTCGAGGCTCTCGCTATTGCCATAGAACCGTTCGGTTATAGCTTAGACTGCCAGGATTTCCTTCTGACGGACTTGGAAGGCTCTGAGAGTAATCGCAACGGCCTATGTTGCGCAACTGGTAATGAGGCCCTTTTGACTAAGCACGGCAAATATCTAGATACCAAAGAGAAGATGAGTCATGAAACGGCATCAACTCTCAACGGCCTCGCTGAATACCTGTTCGACCTGGCTGACGAAACTCTTGGCCATAGATACGAGATCAAGAGGCTGTCCTTGGAGACTTGTTTCTGTTGGTGGAAGAAGAAGTTCACTCGTTCACGGGACTCAAGATATCTCGGGTGGTTTACAGATTCCACTTATGAAGAAATTAAGTATCTAATGGAAGCTTGGCCGGAACTAAACTTAATGCCTCTTAAGTCAGCCCAGATAGAGATAGCTGGCTCTCGTAAGATACGCACGACAAAAGGCACCGATAAGGAAAAGATGAAAGTCTTCCACGAGACTGGGAGATTGACTGATGTCTATAATTATCAGCAAGGAGTTAGATGGTGAATACAGTATTCTTTGTAATTGGTAATTTCGGTGTCGGTAAGAGTACTCTTATCGAGCCTTGGTTTGGGACAGTTGAAGGCTCTACCGAGTACACTTGCCTGAGTGAATATGAAGGTATCGAGATACTGGGAGATCGCGTCGGAGCCGATAGTCTTTCTAAGTATAAGAAAGCTGACGTCCTGGCCGAAGTAATACCTGCCGGAATAGATCTCATAATCGCTGGTATCTATTATCAGAAACTTATAGATATCGATCGCTTCGAGAAGACTCATAAGGTCGTTTGTATACATCTAGATTGCCCTGAAGAAGTTAACCGTGAGAGAGTGGCTCAGAGAGGCGGGAAATGGAACCAGACGACTTACGAGGGGAACTTGCACGGGATCAATAGATTCAAGGATATATGTATAGACCGTTTCTACGACACTTACATGATCCCTGCAATCCTTTCTCCGGAAGAAGTTAAAGCCAGGTTTGAAGAGATATTGGAGGCTTGCAGATGAAACGAGTTATGTTCATAATTGGAAACTTTGGTATCGGTAAGAGTACTCTCATAGAGCCTTGGTTCGGGAACGTCCCTGGTAACTGTTCCATGTCGGTTCTCAGTAACTATGAGGACTGGGAGATCTTGGGAACTTCTATAGGTGCTGACGGGCTCTCTAAATATAAGAAGGCCGAGGTGTTTTCAGAGGCCTTGTCGTCCGGCTTGAACTTCATAGTGGCCGGAGTATATTATCAGCAGAAGGTAGATATAGACAGGTTTGTAGAAGCAGGATATGACGTCTATTGCACCTACCTAGATACGCCTAAATATATCAACAAGGCCAGGGTTGCTGG